TAGGGCGATGAGGCTTGCGGTGAGTTTCAGCAAGTTGTTTCCTTCCGTTTGTCCGATATATATCGCACACCCAAGGAGGGGGAGGTGTGCGGGATGTTCAAGCCCAATGAAGGCGGGCGAACGATCCGAGGTTTAGTCTACCTGCTTGGTGCTAAGCCTGGGATGTTTTTGGTCATTACCCTCATGCTTTTCACCATATCGGCTGGGATGCACAAAACCCCGTCAACGTCATCGGATTCGGTTTTTGACTGGAATAGGGTCACATGACCTTCTTTGCCACCATCGCTAGTGGGTAGCAGGAACCCTGCACTTACGACCACACAAGGGTCTTGACCTATTTCGTCTATGGGTGTCCATGAGTCGGTTGCTGCGTGAGCGTCATGCCAAATCACTACAACCATTGTCCGCATTTCATCACTCATAACTACCCCCTCTTTGATTTTCTATAGTCGTGCATGTAACAAGACTGACATTTGCCTTTTGCATATGAAGTGTTCCCACATTTGCAAAATCCCGTATTAAGCAATCCGTCCCTACGCATTTGAGACTTTGTGTTTGAACACTTTTTGCAGTTTCTTGTATTGCGTTTTGGGTGAATGTAAAGGTTGTCACCAAATAATTCGTGACCGTATTTACAATGGGTTTGATTCTTTTTTTGAACGACTGGCGATATTCCTCGCAATGTATTTGTTTTGATTGATACCTGTTCAAGGTGGTTGGGGTTAACGCATTTGCGGTTTCTGCATAGGTGGTCAATGACCAAACCTGACTCAATCTTTTTGACCAGCAACTCATAGACAACTCGATGGACTCTGAGTTGTTTCTTTAGTTCCGGCAAGTAAACCATGCCGTAACCGTCTGGTCTTAAAGTTCCTGTCCAATCCCAACATTGGCTACTCGGATCAATCTTTATCTTTTGGCTTATTTGAATAGGTAGAGAAGTAATCTTTTCCTCGCCAAAATGCCCAGCCGTTATCAATTGCGATTTGTTCATACACGAATTTCCCATCTCCAGGTTCGTATGTAACTATACCACAGCCAGTTTGCCAGTCTTCAGAACGATAAAGCGGTCGTCCGTCCAAATCGGTAGAACCCTTGGTGCTTGGAACGACCCCATCGGTTCGAGCAAGACAACCTGGCGATGCAGCCATAATCGTATAAGCGCCGTCGTGGTCGTCTCTGGTGCGTTCAGCCCACTCTCTGCGGTGAATATGCCCAAAAATCACAGAGGTCTTCTCAGAGGCTAAATACTTGTGTGCTGTTGAGCCACCAGACGCGACTTTATCGCCGTGAATAACTTTCAATCTGTGGTTGATCCAATGCGCCCCAGTCGGATAACCAGGCAGATACTCAACGCCATAGTCGTCAAGGTTGCAGAGATACGGAACCGACATCACAGGCCATTCCTCAGGTCTAAGTCCTCGACGCAATCCGAACGCTGCACCAGCACCGTCAAGGATGAAGTTGCCTAGCCGTTCCTCATGGTTGCCTGCGATCCAAACTATTCGAGCATCTGGGGCTAGTTTGCGGAGCTGTGCGCAGAGCTGGCTGGCACGGTCTATGGCTGCTTGGGTGGTTCGTGCGAAGGCTGGTGTGTACCGATATTTGCCAAACTCACAGAGGTCTAGGTTGTCTCCGACTAGAACGATTTGGTCGGGCTTGGATGCTTTGACGATTTGTAGTGCAACGTCTAACGCTTGTTCGTCGTGGATTGGTTCAAGGTTGTTGTCGTGTGTTCTGAAGTATCCGAGTTGCATGTCGGGGAGGATGACTGCAACCGAATAGTCTCGTTGCGGTGTCTTCGTTGCCTTCGTTGCAGGGAGCGCATACTTCTTGCCTTGTTGTACAACAGGCCACGCAGGATAATAGTTGTGCCTAATTTCATTGAGTAATGACATTGGCAGCCCTGTATCGTGTGATGACTGACGGAGAGAGCTTTATCTGTCGGGCTTGTAACGCTTTAATGATTTGTGTCGGACGAATCGTCGGATCATTCAACGCATCAAGCAGGTCTCGTCCATCGGCTTCACCGAGTTTGGCAAGAATGAAGTCAATGCTTCCGCTGTTACCAACGGCCTGACCTTTAATTTCGTTTAGGAACTTCCCCACGTGTTGCCTCCTTGAGATGCCAGTCGATATGCGAATCTAACTTACTATCAATTCGCTCTACATTTCCACCGACTGACCGCAGGATTTCCATGACGTTTGCATGGTCGTTCGTGTTTTCTTTACGCACCTTCAGCAGAAGCGTAGTGACAATACCGCCAACTGCTGTAACGAGAGCTGCGATGACGACACCCCAATCCACATCAAGCCTGAACCTTCGACGCCAACCAAGCCTTCACACGCTCCGGCTTATTATCGCCAGCAACATAACGAAGATGCCAAGGCTCCTGAGGGACAACCTCCCACGAAAACCCAAACGACACAGCGTTCTTCTTCAACCACTCAAGCCGTTTACCGTTGGCATTAGCGATGTCAATGGCGATGCCGAGGTTATGCTTCGATAAGCCAGGTGTCGCCAAGGGAGCCATGCCCTTCTTCAGATACCATGCTTGACCTTTGTAGACCTTCGGCTTCACACCTTTGATTGGCTCCATCTGATGGCGTTGATAGAAACCATACTCCTGTGTTTCAAGGCTGCGATAGGTGTCAGCTTGACTTGTTGGGGCTAGGTCAATTCCTTCAGCGTTCGCAGCAGCATCCATCGCCTCATACGCATCAGCAGCGCATTGATGCAACTTGCCTTTGCCCTCAATCGCTCGAAGCAACTTTGGTGGCAGTTTGCCTGGTACAGCCTTCTTCAAACATGAACACAGCACAACTGGGATGATCGGCAGGTCACCCTGCTTTTTTTTAGAGGCCATTACTTGGCCTTGCCGAACGCTTCAGCAATTTCCTCTTTGGTGAGAACACCATCGGATGACCATGCACGGAGAAGGGCTTCGGTGACTTTGGCTGCAGCGACGATACCTGCAATTGCTGCTGCCTTCCAGAGTTCCACGTCGAGGACTGCACCACCGGCAACAGCAGCCAAAGCTGATGAACCGAATACTGCAACGATACGAAGGATGAGGGTCTTGAGGGTTTCCATTAGTTGTCCTTATTGGTTAGTGCGCCGATGAAGTGAAGAACGAGAGCTGCAATAGTGAGCCAGATCACGATCTTTTGTAGCCCACCAGAGAGCGTCAAGATGGTGGTGATTGATGCTGCGATTGTCCATATCAGCGCATGGAACTCACCCCAAAACTTCATCACTTAATCCTTCGACTCGGTGCAGGGGCTACGGTCAAGAATACAGCACCTAACGCAATCAACGCACGACGAGTACCAACAGGCACAGTCGAGTTGAGTGGAACATAAGTGTCAGCGAAACCTTCAAAGATATTCAACACCGCCTCAAATGCTTTGCGCACCGAGTTCGGTGCTTCCTGCACCGCTTCAACTACCGCTTCGGCTTCGTCTGGGCTGAGTTCGGTTGGGGCGATTTCACCGAAGAGCTGTTCGGCTTGGGTGGGGGTGATGTTTTCTAGTACGGCTGGGGTGGCGATGAGGAGGGTGGCTTGGCTGGTGTCTAGGTCTTTGGTTAGGACTTCATCCACGATGGCTTCTATGGCCTCTGGGGACGCTTCTGAGAGGGCTTCTAGGGTGTTGAGTAGTTCTGTTTGGGTGAGCGGTTTCGGCTCGTCTGTGGGGGCTTGTAGCGTTGTGGTCACATCAGGTTCAGATGTGGTCACAGGAGGGATGGTTGATGTCGTTGTTGGTGGATTTGTTGTGGTTGTGCTGGTTGTTTGTAACGGAGGCGGGAGCGTTGTGGTGGGGGCTGGTTCTGGCTCCGTTGTGGTGGTTGTCGTTGTTGTTTCGGGAACAGTAGAGGTCGTTGCCGGTGGAACATAAACCGTCGTAGTCGTAGTTGGAGCTACAGTCGTTGAGGTACTTGTCGTCGTCGAGCTAGTTGAGGTAACCGGTGAAACTGTTTCTTGGATTGTTGTTGACGTTTGTGGTGGTTCCATTGTGGTTAATGGGACGGATGTTTGAGGAAGACTCGAAGTCGTAGTAGTTGTTTCTTGAACTGTCGTAGTAGTCGGGTTGGTGACAGGGACAGTCGTTGACTCGACAGTAGTAGTAGAGGTCGTCGTCGTTGTTGTGGATGAGGTTGTAGATACCCATTCACCCAAGCCTAATGTCAACCCTGTGATCGTGAGGTTCCCTGGTTGGCAGCATGAGTCAGTCGAATACTGCTGGAATGCAAAGATGTCACCAGCCTCAACCTGAATCAAACCTGATCCGGTGGCGTTGTTCTCATTCGTCAGCTTCGTGATAACCCCGTTGAGAATGATTTGTGGTGGGTCATACCAAGACCCATCATTGGTTTGATAAGCCCATTGGAAACCTAGTTCGTTTGTCTCCTCAGGGATGATGGCCTGCATCCGAACATAATGAGATTTGCCAGCACACGTCCCACCATCAGCACCAACAAGCCTGAACCCACCCTCAACCGGCACAACCTGCCCACCCTCATCAGCGAGGCAAGACTTCGAGAACTCCCAAACACCAAACCCGTCAGCCTCAGCCGATGATGATGTGAAAAGAAAACCTACTAACGCTGGGAAGAAAACTAGATAACGGGAGACTCGACCCAAACCTGATTTGCTTCGTGCCACAGACACTTCTTCCCATCCGCAGGGAAATCAAAAAATTACGGAGCTACTGGATACGGATTTGCATCTTTGATTGCTTGAACTGCAGCGTCCCAATCGGCTTTAGTTTTTGTGCCACGTTGCCATTCAAAAAAAATAGGATCGCTAGTTTTAATGTATTCAGTTTTGCGAATCAAACTCACAGCATCATACTTATTTTGGTAATCAACAGCTGACCATTGTGCGTCTAGTTCGGCTTGTGTCGGTTTTGGTGATTCGTCCAACCAATCAAGACCGTCATATCCATCACCGTTTAGCGACCATTGTTTGTCGGCATAATTGGCGGTTAATACTGCTGCATAATTCGTGCTCATGCGCTGATCTCCATGACGGTAATACTTGATGAAGTGACGCTGAATTGGCTGATGTCGCTGTCAGTTCCTACTTTGTTAAGAATAAATGTTCCTGCTGTGTTTCGGCGAGCCTCTACTTGATACGTTGTTGCAGATGTTGTTGCAGGGCTGTCTAGGTAAACAATGTTGCCAGGCAAAATTGAGTGCGTTACACCCCAGTCTGTACGGTTGTTGCTGTACAAAGCGGCTCTTACTCTGTTAGCACCGTTCGCATCACCTACAAAGTTTGTTGAATTTCCACCTGAAAGTCTGATCGATGCGCTGTCGTTGCTTGACCCAGATGTTGAAAAGTTGACCATCGCCACAATCAGGATTTTGCTTGTTGATGATGATGGTGTGATAGTTGCAGATAAACCGGTAACAGCTGTAAATGTTCCGCTAGTCGTTGTAAACGTGTCGGTTTTTGCGGTGCTAACAACTTGCAAAATCCGAAACGCTCCTCGCAAATTATTTAACTGCGAGGCGAGGAGCACATCCCCCGAAGCGAACGCTGCTGGAAGTGTTGTTGGTGTAGCCATAATGTCTCCTATCTTAGCGGATTGATTCTATCCAAGACCTTTAGCGTCATCATCCAGTTTATCTGTGTTAAGGATGAAGTTAGTTATGATGCGGGACGGGTTGGGGTAGAGGGTGACGATGTGTCGGTCTGGGGTGATGTCGTGGGAGATTCCTTCAAGTGCCATGACTTGTGTGACTGTTGATGGGGTTGAGTTCGGGAACGATTTGGTGACTGATATTTGTGAGCCGATGTCGAGTGAGCTGATTGTGGTTCGTTGTGCATTGGTCAGACCGTTCATCACGACTTGGATGTTGCCGAACCAGAACGCAGGTACAGGACGGGTCAGGTATCCTGCAAGGTCTCCGGCATCATCCAAGGTTTCTAGCAGGGTGACGACGAGTGGTGTTTCTTGGACACCGAACTCAGCAACAGATGAAGCGACTACAGCTTGAGCGTATTCAATAGTTGGTTGGAGGTTTCCCGCTGTTGGGATTGGTGGGGCGATAGCGACGTTTACCGTATTAACTACCGATGGGTTGGTTGGGGTGAAGTCATTGGGGCGTTGGTCGTTTGATGCAGCATAGAAGTCTGCAAGGATTGCTGCCAATTCTGCTTCGTTAATCGTTACAACAAAGTCAGACATATCAGTTGCTCACAATGTCAAACGTGGTGTACGGGATTGCGGTTCCACCAGTATCAGAGAGATAGCCGTCAATGGCTTGGAACTTACCAACAAGTCGTTTATCAAAATGGAACTTGCCTGCACCATCAACCCAAATACGACCTTGCTCAGAGTTATTGACACGCATCAGATATTCCATGACCGATGACGAAGCGTCAATCGGAGCATTACCCAAGTTCGCTATACCTTCTTCCAATACCCGTTGCCCTGGTTTATTGAACGCATTTACCGAAGACAAGACCTTATTGATGCGCACATCAGATCGTTCAGGTATTGCCGATCCAGCAGCAACCTTCGTATTGTTCAACCTGAACAGCTCATCAGAACAGTTCACAGTCACAAGTGACCTGCTTGGGTTCTCAATGCGCTGGTCATATTGGGTGATGATGCCGGTAAAAAGATAAGTCCCGTTACGGCTGATGCGCACACCAGAGTTCAACTCAAACCCCAATCGTCCCTTAGCCGTATTCCAATAAGGCGAACCCTCGTTTACCAAACTGAACCGATAGTCCAAATCCTCAATCTGTAACACCGCAGTCGAAGGCTGACCCGTAGGGTCACGGAACCTATTCTGCCTGCCACGATTGATAGACACCTGCTTCACATAAGCAGTCACATCCTGCCAGTCAGTGGTACCCTCAAGAAAATAAGTTGTTGAATCCAACAAACCAGCGACAGCGGAATCCAAGACGAACGCATTAGTTGATGCACCATAATCCATCTCCACCGTATAGGTGCCACAGTTAGGAATAGAAACAGCCATCGTGCTACTTAACAGTTACAGGGATTCTGCCCTTAGTGCGATTGTAAGACTGCAACGAATCAACCACCTTCTGAGCCAAATCAGACTCAGCAATCGCAGCATTGATATTGATCTGATAAGTATCACTCGGCTTCAACGAGAACCCACCCCCAGCCGTCACCGGCACCTGACCCGACACCGCAGCCATCGGATTAGGCATCCCACCCAACACCTTCGGATACTTCGTAATCAGATCAGCTGTTGCCTGCAACGATTTATTGAACTCATCCTGAGCATCCTTGGTTTCCTTGACCTGGTCTTCCCAGTTTTCAAACGCCGTGACCTGAGCAGTAGTTGCGTCAGTAACATCCTTCAACGCTTCATCGTAAAGAATTGAACCAATCGTCGCACCATAAACTGTGTCATTCAGCAACCCTTGCTGGGTGTTCAACTCCTTAGTTGAATCAATCTGAGAATCAATCGCATCCTTCACCGACAACTTCGCCTCAGCCAGATTCAACTCTGCTCGACGAATATCCATCGGTGAAGACTCAGGGTCTTTACGAACATCAGCGAGATTCTTCTCAGCATCAGCCACCGAATAGATAGCCTCCTCAACCGCAAACGTCGCCCGCTCCTGCGCCCTCTGTGCCCTATCCAACTCCTTCTGCGCTGCAATAGCCTCCGGTGAACCAGCACCAAAGCCACGCTCAATCTGAGCCAACTTCGCCTTAGCGTTAGCAAGGTTCGTATTCGCATCAGTCAACGAAGCAAGCGACTTCTCCTCAGACTTGCTCGCCTTATTCAACCTGTCCTGCAAACGCTCAGATACACCCAGGCTCTTGTTGTATTCATCCAACTTTTCGGTGGCCTTTTTCAAAGTCTTAGTGACCTTGCCTAAACCTTTAGAGTCATCATTCAAATCTTCAACTGAACCCTTGAAATTAGTTTGCATATTTATAGCATCACGAGTGCTGAACTTGTAATGATTGACAGAAGTTGACAAACCATCAAACATCTTCATCAAAGGATCGATAGGGATTCGTTCCTTCAATGATGATTTCATGTCTTCCCATGCACCAGAGAAATCGTTATGCGCTGCTCGCCATGCAGCTCGAAGCAGATAAACGAATGGTGCTGTGACGTTGATGACTAGAGCGAATGCAACAGCGATACCTTTCAAGGTTGAGATGATTGCTTTACCGGCACCGCCAGATTCATACAAGAGTTGTTGGAAACCAGCCAACAATCCTTTCTGACCAATAACTTCGGTGACACGTTGAATCGCTGGTGCCACATTCTTAACCAAGAACTCAGAGAATCGTTGCAGATATGGCAGTAAAGCAGCGCCAACTGTTTCAACGATTTCACCGAACTGACCTTGCAAAATCTTTATCTGTCCACCGAACGTGTTCGCAGCGGTTTCCGCAGCACCGCCGAACTGGTCATTCAACAGACCAACAACCTTTTCAAAGTCTTTGGACTTCTTGATGTTGTCATCAAGTGGGATACCGAGTTTGGATAATGCTGTGAACTGACCCTGGCTGGCCTTAGCCAATGCCAACGAAACAGACGCAAGGTCTTTACCTGTGGCAGCAGAAATATCTTGAGCAGTATTCAACAATGATTGCGATTGTGTGAGGTCACCTGTTGCTCGAACCAACGTGCCAAGCGAGCTTCGAAGTTCCACGTCGGAGGTTCCGGTGCGAAGTTGTGTGACCGATATGTATCGTTCAGCCGAAGCAGTCAACGCCTCATTGGCTCCAAAGGTTTTCTCCAGCTGACGCTGTAACTCTGCCTGCGATGCTTGGTCTTCCATCGCAGCCTTGACCGATTTAGTCAGCCCAACAGCGATAGCACCGAATGCTGCGGTAGCCCCAATCGCCAAAGCACCAAACAAAGGTGAGGTCTTAGAAACCTGATTCCCAAAACCCTTGATGTCACCGGATAGAAGTTTCAGTCCTGCTTTGGCTGCAGCGGTATCAGAAATAAACTTAACAACGAACGTCCGCTCACCAGCCATGCGAAGATTCTACTCAATAACAGACAACCTATTCCGCAAAGCAACGAACTCATTAAGCATCGCAGAATACAAATCCTTCCCCGACAGACCATCCCAACGGGAAATATCTACAGGCTCATTCCACCAAGCCTCAGACAACACCTCTGAACCAGCACGACGCTGACGAGGTTGACGCACCTGCTTCGAGCGAGGCGACACAGGATTGATGACAGGTTCAACATCCAACCTCAACGATGAATCAAGCAACTCGCCATGACCCTCATGGAACTCAAACGGCTGATCTGGTGCGTGTTGAGGTAGATAGAAAATACGTGCAGGGTCTTTAGTCTGAGGGTCACCAACCAAACCAATACGGTCATGCAATTCCTGCCACACCACACGCCATAACGACGCAGGCACCTTCTCCGCTAAAGGCAAAACAAGGTGATAGTGAGGATCATCTAAACGATGCGAATAGGTGGAATAGGCGAACCATTCCAAACCTTCTAGGTGTGCATGGTCAAACGCTTCACCGTCCATGTCCACCACAAGTGCCTCAACAAACCTGACACTACGGTTGCCTCTAGTAGTACCTAAGTCATACTCAACCGGTGACCACAACGCCCCAGCCTGCTTGACTACGTTCTCCTCATGGAACGACAACAGCTCTTTCAACTGCACCCAAGACGAAGCCAACGGCTTCGGATAAATCGACTTCACATTCTTGAACAGAACTGCCATGACCCCTCCTCCTAGAAGGGTACAGGAAACTCAGCCAAAGTCAAGAATCTTTCAGGGTGTTGAGTACTCGCTGGATAGAGTCCAGATATTCCCTAGCGATGTTCTCTTTTTCCTTACGGACAGTAGGCCAGAAGAAATATGCCGAACGCCCACGATGGCGCAAGAACTGTTTCGTCCTAGGTCGAGCCTGACCACCGAACTCAGCACCAAAGAACACGTCACCTCTGGTGACCTTCCGCTTACGCTTCCGGTTCGGATTGGACTTAGAAACAAACGCAGACTTCTCACTCAACTTGATAGTCGGGATACGGTCACGCCTAGCCCGCATCCCCTTCATCACCTCAACCGCCTGACTTGAACGGGTGACAGTCGCAGCCTCAGCCTTAGCCTTCTGGTTTAGGTTCTCAGCCACATTCTGTGCAGCCTTACGCATCTCCCCGTCAAACCGTTTGTCAGCCTTTGAAGCATCACGCAGAAACTCATAGATACCTTGTATCTGAATTGCATCATTACCACCGGTAATAGTGGCCTGACCTGCTCTACCGAAAACCGCCATACAGCAAGACTACTTGTTTAGATGAATTGCTCTCCAACGCAAATAAGCAAACATCGTGAACAACATTCGAGGGTCTTCTGCCAGCAACACCGATGGTGTAATACCTGTCTCAACAGACAGGTACGCAATCATCCAATGGGCTGACTGATCTCCAAAGGGGCGATCACAGCGTCAGCTTGGTTGCCCAACTCCAAAGTCTCGACATCGTTAATCCAAGAATCAAAATCTAAACCCGTCTTCTTCTGACGATGCTCCGAATGCCATGCGATAAACGCAAGATCAGTCAAGGTCAGTTCGGCTTCAAACTTCGCAACACTCTTATTGAACTTTTTTTCAAAAGCAATAAAGTCTGGGAATGTTGCCATGATGGTTCGCTTGGACTGATCCAAAGCAGAAGTCATCTCTAGAGCTATCTTCATTTTTCCTCCGCAGGGTTAAGGGTTAAAAGTTATGCGCCAGTACCGGTCTTAGTTACTGCACCATTGATTGGATACGTTACAGAGGCGGTAGCTAGGTCGCCTATAGCACCCTGAATTGGCTGCCAAGTTAACGGGAGAACGTCAAACGCATACGATGGATTGCTGGAAGAAGCAGCACCAGTTCCGTTTGGCTTGACTGTCATTGGTACAGCAGTACCAGCGTTCCAAGCGTCGTAGAACAATTTCTCAATCGTTGGATAATCCTGATGCAGTTCAAGTGTGATTGCGTTGTCTGCAAGACCTGCGATACGGGTAACCGCACCAGACGAACCGAATGATGTTGTAGCAACTTCAGCCTTTGACAGGTTGAGTGTTACTGATGCAACATAGGACGTGATGTCCGTGTTCGCTGTGCCGAAGGTGACCGCTACGTTTGTGAGAACTTGCTTTGCCATATTGGATACTCCTGCCTTCCGGCACTCGAAGATTTACTACTGAAACTCTACACGCTCGCAGGATTGCGTATCAACTAAGCGTACACCACCACACGGAAGTCAACCATCAGATAGGTCGCATCGTTGCCATCCATCGTGGAGATATTGCTCGCAGATTCAACCAGCAGGTTCGACACCACCCCACCCAACGAGCGATCCGCTTCCAACGCTGCACGAACCGAAGTCGTACCCTCATAAGACAGATAGCCATCCAAAGCAGTCTGAGCTGTGCGTTCCGCAGACCTACCGACAACCACAGACACAACGAAGATATGGGTCACTAGCCCGCCACGCATAGCCCCGTTGTAGGTGATTGAATCCAACATAGGCCAAGCGAACGGAGCGTTCAGATTGTCTGGTTGCTGGGCGTAAGCCCGTAAGCCTGGGATCGTGGCTAAGGCGTTAGCGATACCAGTCTTAATCTCTGTAACTGAGTAGCTCATGCAAATATCCGCATACGACGATACGGTTCAACCAGCTGAGCCATATCAGGGTCAAGGTATCGAGACACACGGATAGCACCCAAGTCACCGAACCCAGCCACACCGAGCGGAGAGTCGTAGCGTTTGAAGATGCGTGAAGCCTGAATGATTGTTGCCTGTGTTACTGGTTCCGGCACCGAAGGCCAACCGAACACAGCAGTCACCTGAACCAAAGCCTGCTCACCATAGTTAGCATTCACGGTAGGGAACAGGTAATCGCCAACAGCACGAATCTTGTCATAAGCCCAAGTCAACCCGTCAAGGTTTCCGTTCAATGGTTCAAGCTGGTAGTCAGATACTTTCCATGTCACGTCAAAAGTTCCGTCAGCCTGTGAAGATGTTTTGAGTGTGATTGCTGTTCCAGCGATGTCATCAATGGAACAGTAGAACGAATCCTCAGCCTGATACACACGGGATGCCGTACCACTCTGCCAGAACTTACGATTGCAATAACCATCAATCAGACGTGACGCTGCACCAACACAGTTATCAATCAAGTCGTCATCAAGGGTGTCAGCCGTCCCAATGCGGAGAGCTGCCTTAACTTGGTTTCTGGTTGCGTAGCCATTGGTGATCGTCATGGTGTTCCGATTCTAGTTGATTGAAGCAGCACCACGATACTGAACACCCTCAAGGGAATAGTTCACAAACGGATTCAACGAATACACCTGACATGAATACACATCCCACAACCGTTGCTTCATCGCTCGAAGGTGCATCTCATATAAAGCCCAATGAGTATCACCAAGCACGTAACCATCAACCCTGTCACGCCCACCAAGCCAACCACAGTCAGCCCCAACCAACACAATGAACTTCGCTCCCATGTGCGCTGCCAAGTGCATCGCCCCATGAATGCTTGAAGACCCGATAGTCAACTGTCCTGACAGCACAGGCCAATCCTTATCGTGCGGATCAAACGATGTCCCAGGTCTGCCGGTACGAGTACCGAACGTGGTCAGATTCCCAGCACACCCAGCGAACACCCCATCGGTACCATGCTCACGCTCAGGAGTAAACGCCCCAATACAATCCTCACGCTTCGCCTCATGCTGAGCGTCTTCGTGATAATGGCTGAAACAGTAATAACCCTTCAACCCAAATACTGAGCCAACGAAGTTAACTGCGATAGTTACCTTGTCGTCAAAGAAGCCTGGTGACAGATAGTCAAGTGTTGCTCCTGAGCCGAGAACATAGATGGTCTCGCCTTCATGCAGATTCTCGTAGTCGTCCATCGGGTCGTATTCTCTTAGTCCCATCCGAGTTCCCTTCGTCGTGTTAAGTCCCAATGTCCGGCATCAGGTAAACCTGATTGCCAGCGCATCGTATGAAGCGCAGCGTTGGATGCGAAGCTCTTAGCGTTACGTTCGTTTAGTTCTGGTGCAGATTTAATCGTAGATGAATTGTCGTGAACTATCCCAGCATCCGAAGACCAGAACTGTATGTTGACTCGTTTCGCACGTTCCTCAAAATCGTTGTCCTCGAAGTAGGCGGGAACATAACACTCCGAAAACAACCCAACCTTGGCAATCACCTCAGACCCAATCCACGCACAACACCAACCAGGCTTCGCCTCAGTCAATGTCACCGAATCAGGTTTGCAATCGTTGTAGAAAACCTCTAGTTGTCCTGGCTCAAAGTATGCGTCAGAGTTCAGGATTATCCAGCCGTCAGCATGAGGAGTTGCTTTGATTCCTAAATTCCACGATGTAGCAACTCCTAAATTTGTCGGCATTGACCAGACGTAGTAGTTCTTCACATGGCGACGGTCAATGACCCAAGGCCAATCATGCAACGTGGACTGCCCACCATTGTCAATCACAATCAGCGTTTCCACCGGATAGTCGATGGATTGCAGGCAGCGTTCTAGTAGGTCATACCTGTTTAAGACGGGGACGATGATTACAGGAATCATGAAGAATGATGCTCCAAGTAAGAAACAGCCTTATTCAGTAAAGT